ATTGATATTGAGCCTGTTTGATTCGCACAATTTACAACGATTATAATGAGATAATACCACTACTAATAAGGAGAATCAAATGGAAAATTCGACCGTGGAGGAGATCGTCAACAAGACGTTGGAAGCTAAAAGGCTGAAGGACATCGAGCAGGTTAAGAATGACCTGACGAAGATGGCCGTCATCCTGACAGCTGTGTACGTTGTTGTGAAGGTCAACAACAAGCGGAAGAATCGGAAGATTCGGAAGAGCAAGTGAAGATATAAGGAGATCCACAGAGATGTGGGTTTCCTTTTTCGTCTGAGCCCGATTTAATTTTTCAGGAGGATTCTATGGATCATGGTAAATATGTGACATTCAAACGTGACGATGTAATAATGGTTACTGAAGGTTTTGTAACATTTAAACAAGAAAGCGAATTACCGGATGCAGTCGTAATTAGACGTCAGGATAAATTCGCAAGCCCGTGTCTTCTTACATACGCTGCCATGATTAGTATGGTTGCTGAAAATCATCCGGACGAAATCATCAAGGTAGAGTTGCAGTTAATCGCTGATTATTTCCATCAGCAAGGTATAATGGCTGGTGAAGAAGGGTATAAGCTACCGGACCTATAGGGGGCATTATGGCAATGAAGGGTATCAAGATTACAGAATCAAATCAGCAGATGTTGATGGCTCGATACAACATTCCACATGATGACTTGGAGATGTTCCCTATTGGTTATATCATGATTACCGATTTCGGTGATAATGGAGAAGAGAGATACGAGGGGGTTTTGACTCAGGCCCGATTCGATCAGTCCTTCGCAGAAGGCGAAGCGTTGAGTAACGGCTTCTTCGCAATTAACCGTAAGTAGGGGAGTTTTTGTCAGATTATACATTATTGAGGAGGTGAGATGATAAAATTGCATGAGCATCAGGAGAATGCTGTAGAGCTCTTGAGTAGTGGTAAGATCTTATATGGCGGGGTAGGCATCGGTAAGTCAATAACCGCCTTGGCCTATTACTTGAAAGCACATAGCGATAAGGATATCTATGTCATCACCACAGCAAAGAAACGTGATTCTCTTGATTGGGACAGAGAAGCTGCGAAATTCGGAATCAGCAAAGAGAGAGCTTTTAGCATAGCTGGAAAGCTTCATGTCGACTCCTGGAATAATGTGTCTCAATATATCGATATTAGAAATGCCTTCTTTGTATTCGATGAACAGCGAGTGGTTGGCTCTGGAGTATGGGTTAAAAGCTTTATAAAAATTGCTAAAGCTAATGCGTGGATCTTATTGAGTGCAACTCCGGGGGATACTTGGATTGATTATGCCCCCGTATTCATAGCAAATGGGTGGTACAAGAACATAACAGATTTCAAACGTCAGCATGTTGTGTATGTTCCGTACGTAAAATTCCCTATCATCTCTAGATACATAGGAGTGGATCGTCTCGAGAAGTTGAGAAACAGCATCCTGGTTGAGATGCCTTATAGAAGTCATACTGAGCGTATTCTGAATTGGATGGATGTTGATTACGATCATGAGATGTGGGATATGGCTACCAAGAAAAGGTGGCATCCGTATGAGAACAGGCCGATCAAGGATGTAGGTGAGCTATTTCGGATAATGCGGAAAATTGTCAATACGGATCGTAGTAGGCTCGAGATGGTCATGATGTTGATGAAACTGCATCCTAAATTGATCATCTTTTACAATTTCAATTACGAATTAGAAATTCTTAGGGGCCTTGCAGACGCAATTGAGATAGCAGAATGGAATGGCCATCGTAAACAGCCAGTGCCTATTTCAGATACTTGGTTGTATCTCGTGCAATATAATTCAGGGAGTGAGGGGTGGAATTGTACCGAAACTGATGCCATGATTCTTTATTCTTTGACGTATTCGTACCGAAACTTCATTCAATCTCAGGGGCGAATTGATAGAATTGATACCAAATTTAGAAAACTTTACTATTATGTGTTGATTAGTGACTCAGCAATCGATAGAGCTGTGAAGGGAGCATTGAAGGCTAAAAAGTCTTTTAACGAAGGAAAATGGCTTAAAAAGTGGCAAAATCCGGCAAATAATTTATAGCGTGCCAGGTGGTTTGCCGGGTGGTTGCCGATGGTGTGAGCTGGGGAAAGGGCTAAATACGGCAAATATCCATACTCTTACTTACCTACCAATATAAATAATAGGTTTATATATTATTACAAGTAGTAATATATAATGTAAAAATTATATAGAAAGTTTATAAGTATTATTATTTGCCGGATTGCCGAAAAACGCCGAAGGAGTATATATATTATGCGAGAGATCGAAAGACCGATTGAGGGTTATCCGAACTATTCTGTGACTAATTATGGTAGAGTTATTAATCATCGTACCGGAAGAGACATGGTACTAACCCCAAATACGCAAGGAGAGCTCACTGTAGGGCTCGTAGAGGAGGGATATCAGCGAAGGTACTCAGTTAAGTGTATGGTCGCTAGAGAGTTCGTAGAGGGCGAATCAGAGCAATTTGATACCCCCATTCTTTTAGATGGAGATGTTTATAATGTGAGAGCCGATAATATCGTATGGAGACCTCGTTGGTTTGCTTGGAGATACAAACATCAGTTCTCTATTGATCCACCATGGTATACAGCATTTCCAGTTATTGATGTAGTTAGTCAAGAAGAGTATAATTCAGTAGTTGGGGCTGCAATTACGAATGGTCTTCTCTGTGTAGATATTCTCACATCTATTTACAATGAAGTTGTTGTTTTTCCCACCAGGCAATTGTTTATGCACGTGATGTAAGAATATACGAACCCGTTAAAAAAACATGGATTATAATGAAAGGAGGAAGTGTCAAATTCGAACATTTCCTTTTTTGCGAGGTCAGAGTATGCGAGAAGCACAATATCAAGCAAAAGTGATTAATAAATTGCGAGTTATGTTTCCAGAGTGTGTTATATTAAAGAATGACTCGTCATACCTTCAAGGCGTACCTGATATTCTGATTTTATATGGTGATCAATGGGCTATGCTTGAAGTAAAGCTTGTTAGTAGTAGTTATCAGCCTAATCAAGGATATTGGATTGAGCTTTTGAATGAGATGTCGTTCGCAGCATTCATTAATCCAGGAAACGAAGAGGAAGTTCTTCATGCTCTTCAACTCGCATTTGAATCTTAGCGGTAGGCATGCATTTCTGAGTCCTAGTAGTTATCATTGGCTTAATTATTCGGATCAAAAATTAGAGGCTCGTTATATTGCTGCTATGGCTGCTAAAAGAGGTACGGACCTACATGCGTTAGCTCATGAAGCTATTCGCTTAGGAGTAAAGCTTTCTAGAGGTAATAAGGCTTTATCTACTTATGTTAATGATGCAATCGGATTTAAAATGAACTGTGATCAACCATTATTTTATTCTGAGAATTGTTTTGGTTGTGCAGATACTATATGTTTTCGTCGTAATAAATTGAGAATTCATGATTTGAAAACTGGTATATCTCCTACATCAGAGCATCAACTCGAAGTTTATGCAGCCCTGTTTTGTTTAGAATATAGTGTTAGCCCCTTCGATATTGAGATCGAACTTCGAATTTATCAAAGAGATGAAATTCGAGTATTTGAACCATATCCTGAAACTATTTTAGCTATCATGGATAAGATTGTAGAGTTCGATCAGCAAATCGAGACAATGAAGGCTTCTGATCTATTCTAAGGGGGTGAGTTGTGGAGATTGACGAAGAAACATATTTTATGCATTATGGTACACCTCGTCATTCGGGTAGATATCCTTGGGGCTCTGGTGGTAATGTAGATGAATCTTATACTGAAAATATGCGTAATTTATCATGGGTTGATTATGTTAATGATTTGAGATCTAAAGGACAAAAGGATAAAGATATTGCTAATGGTATGGGTATGTCAACTACTCAATTCAGAGCTAAGATGTCTAATGTAAAGAATGCAATTAAGCAGGACAATATTGCAACAGCTCAACGCTGGAAGGACAAGGGCTTATCTACGAATGCTATTGCAACTAAAATGGGTGCTCCTGAATCGACTGTTAGGTCATGGCTTGAACCAGGGGCTAAGGATAAAGCGAATATTCTTCAAACTACATCTTCTATGCTTAAAGAACAAGTAGCAGAAAAAGGTCTAATTGATATTGGTAGTGGTGTAGAAAATCATATTGGTGTAAGTTCCACTATGTTAACTAATGCTGTAGCATCACTTAAGGACGAGGGCTATGTAGTTCATAATGTAAAAGTTCCTCAAGTGTTGAGTGGTCGTGATACTAATATGAAGGTTCTTTGTCCTCCTGATACAACTTGGGGATACGTTCAATCAAATCGAGATAAGATTCAACAAATTACAAAGTTCTCCGATGATCATGGTAGAACTAATTATGGAATTCATCCCCCCATCCAAGTAAATCCAAAGAGAGTTGAAATTATTTATGGGCCTGATGGCGGGGCTAAAGCAGATGGTGTTATTTATGTTCGTCCAGGAGTAGACGATCTTTCTCTTGGTGGAAAGAAGTATGCTCAGGTTCGAATTCAAGTTGGAGAAGATCATTATCTTAAAGGAATGGCAGTATTAAAGGATGATCTTCCTGATGGCGTAGATCTTCAATTTCATACAAGTAAAGAAAATACTGGTCGCAAACTGGATGCGATGAAGAAACTTGAAGATGATCCCGACAATCCGTTTAAGTCTTATATTCGTCGACAGATTGTTGATAATCCAGGTAAACCAGATGAGCGTGTAACATCAGCAATGAATATTGTTAATGAGGAAGGTAGATGGGCAGAATGGTCTAAGAATTTATCTTCTCAAATGTTATCTAAGCAGAGTCGTGAGCTCGCAAAGACACAACTCGATATGACTTATGAGCGTCGTCAAAATGAATATGAAGCTATTATGAAACTTACTAATCCGACTGTTCGTAAGAAAATGCTTTTAGCATTTGCTGATACTACTGATTCAGCAGCAGTTCATCTTCAAGCTGCAGCTCTTCCACGACAAGGTGTTCACGTTATTCTTCCGTTATCTAGTATTAAGCCTGGTGAAATCTATGCTCCTAATTATAATGATGGTGAGCGAGTTGTTCTTATTCGTCATCCTCATGGTGGAACGTTTGAAATTCCAGAACTTATTGTTAATACAAAGAATAGAGAAGGTAAGAAACTTCTTGGTGATTCAAAAGATGCTGTTGGAATTCATCACAGTGTAGCGCAATGGTTGTCCGGCGCAGACTTCGATGGCGACACTGTTCTTGTTATTCCTAATAATTCAAATCGGGTTACAACATCTCCTGCTCTTGAGCAATTAAAGAACTTTGATCCTCGTGCAGCGTACCCAGCATATGAGGGTATGAAGCCGATGCGTAATACTCAAACAGAGATGGGTAAGATTTCTAATCTTATTACTGACATGTCTCTTAGAGGCGCTTCTCTTGATGAGAAAGCTGCTGCATTGAGACATTCAATGGTGGTTATTGATGCGGAAAAGCATAATCTAAATTATAAGCAATCCTATAATGACAATGGAATTAGAAAGCTTAAGCAAAAGTATCAACAAACACCAGAAGGTGGAGAAGGAGCATCAACTCTTATCTCTCGTCGTAAGTCTGAGATTCGTATTCCACATAGAGAACCTAGAAGAGCTTCTCAGGGTGGACCCATTAATAGAGAGACTGGTGAATTAGAGTTTACTCCTACTGGTAAAGTAAGTTATAAGACAGGGCAACCTCTTACAACTAAGATTGGTAAGCTAGCAGCCACAAAGGATGCACATACGCTTTCATCAGGTACCCCTATGGAAGTGTTGTATGCTAATCATTCTAATAAACTTAAGGCACTAGCTAATACTGCCCGTCTTGATGCTACTAAAACCCCCACTACAAAAGTAATCCCATCTGCAAAAGAGGCGTATGCTAAAGAAGTGGACTCCCTCACCCATAAATTAAACGTGGCTATCAGAAACCGCCCCCTTGAACGGCAGGCCAACATCCTTGCAGGTGCATTAGTTAAGGACAAGCGTAATGCTAATCCTAACATGGATGAGGCAACACTTAAGAAGATTAAACGCCAAGCTATTGAAGAGATGCGTAGAAGAACACAAGCAGACGCCCAAAGAATAGACATCACTCAATCAGAATGGGATGCTATTCAAGCAGGGGCTATTAGTGAATCAAAACTATCCCAGATCCTAATGCATACAGACAATGATACAGTTACTAAGCTAGCAACACCTAAGACTGATGTACTTATGTCATCCAGTATGACTAAGAGAGCTACTGACATGCTCAATCTTGGATACACTAGAGCACAAGTTGCTCAACAACTTGGTGTATCAGTAAGTACTTTAGACAAAGCTACTGTTGCTAGTGAATGAAAGGAGAGATGATGAGACAAGTAATGTTAACAACAATTGATAACCCCTTCTCTCCTTTTGATGACTTCCCTGCCTGGTATACATTTGATGTTACTGCCGGCTACCAAACAAGTGCCTTCCTTGCTAGGATTGTCAAGGATTCAGATCAATTCTCTGAAGTTGACCAGGACCAAGCCATCGAGCAAGCAATTGATGAAATCATTGAAGAAAATGTTTTAGGGATCTATCTAAAAGTTGTAAAAGAAATTGATGAATAACTTTTAAAATTATAAAATTAAAATTGAAAGGAGAGGATATGGAATCGTGTGCATTATTTGGCGGGCTTGCAGCAGGTGCCGTTTTTTTCATTATTATGTTTGTCCTGCTTGCGGTTTTTTTAACATCTATTATAAA